GCTAGAAGCTGCTGTAATAGCACTTATAGAATTGTTGTTGTATTTAACTAATGCCATATAATTTTATAACTCCATTAGAATTTCCACTAGCAAACTTAAATTGCACTCTAGTTATAGCTGTTGTAGTATTTATATAACCAGCAGTAAAGTCATCATAACATTGTTCAGCATGTTGTGTAGATTGAAACCTAGCTAAAAAATGCTTAACGAAAGTAGAATTGCTAGGATCGTATAAATATAATTCTCCAGCGCAACTTTCATCATTAGCATTACCTATATTTTGTGTAAGAGCTTGAAAAGCTGTGCCTTGTGCCTGGTCATCTCCACTACTATAACCAAGTGTAGTGTAAGTATCATCTTCTTTGTGTCCAGCTTTAAATCTACTAGTTGTCATAGTTTGGTTGTAACTAGTGTTAGTTCCAGTATCTACTTGAAATGTAAAAGCTTTATCGTCTGTTTCTGGATGTATGTCATAAAATTTAAAGACATATTCTTTATAGGTACTATCAATATTACTTGTAAAAGAAATTGTAGCATTATCAGATGCAGTCTGCGTTTCTAATAAAGTCATAGCACCCCCAGTAATTGCTGCTGGTAAAGCTGTAATCGCAGTCAAGGATTGATTATTGGCGACTTTAATTGCCATAATTAAGCTCCTGTTAATGCTTTTATTTCATCGTCATCTAAACCAAGATCTTTTAGTTTCTTTTTTCCTGATGCTCTTTTTGCAATACGATTAGCAATTCTATCTTCGTCTGCTTTTTTTAATTCTGCTACTTTAGCATCTACATCAGCTTTAGAGGGTATAACTGCACCATCTTTTATAATTTTAATATATTTATGTTGCATCCTATCATCTGGTGGAATTTTATCGCCATTGTCGTCATGTGTTTTCCAAGCATACCAATTACCACCATTAAAAGTGTGCAAAGCCATTTGAAAATAATCCATAGCCATTTTACGTATCTCCTAGTTTTAAAAAAGTTGCGTGAGTTTTATTATAATTACTAGCACCATCACAAACTATTCCATTTGTAGCACTATCAACAACAAATCTGCATTTGTGAGTTGATGTGTTTGTAACATCAAATATGTATTGGCAACTTGAAGTTACATAAGGATTTGTAACACTATTACTATCTATAAAATTATAATTGTAAGAAACATTTGTATAAGATGAATTATCGGATGTTACTGCTATAAAACTACCCATGTATGGTTGATCTGTATTGTCGTATAACATTCCTGTTAAATTAATATAATAAATGCCTGTTTCAGGAAAAGTCCAAACACCAGAAGATACTGCCATCGCAGAACCTATTCTTGAATAACTTCCTGTATCAACTTCTTCCCAGGTACCAGATATAATATCTGCAGCATCCATACCTGTCATAGCAGCAGCTAATCTCCATTGTCCAGCAACAGATAATCCACCACCAACATAAGTTTTAATTCTTGATGCAGCAGTTTTTCTTAAAGTTCCACCGGCTCCATCATCCATTAAAAATAAATCAGCATCTGCTATTGCTCCACCTATATCTGTTGCTCCTGTAAAAAAAGTTGATGCTAATTTTGCACTTGTCGTTGTCCCGTCGCTTGGAGTTCCAAGATCAAGAACGTTACCTAACAACATTACAAAGTCTATAACATCCCCCGTCGCGAGATTCGAAGCGAACGTCAAAGTTGAACCAGAAACAGTAAATGAAGTTACCGGCGCCTGCAAAATTCCGTTCAGCGACACCAAGCAATGTTGGCTACTCTCGGGAACTACATTTGTAGAACTTACTTGTAGTGTGTATGCTGCTTGTCCGTTGACCACGGATATTGAATCACAAACTTGAAAATTTCCTACAACCGGTTCTTTTCCTATATAAGCCATTATTCAACCCTCATTAATGCTTTTATTTCAGCATCTGTAAGACCAAGATTTTTTAATTTAGTTATGCCTGATGCTTTGTTATTTTCTAAGTTTGTTTTATCTGTATCGAATTTAGCTTGGGCATCAGTCAACATTTTATTTAAAACTTCTTCTGATGGTTTTTCACCTCCATCAATAACTTTTAAATACTTATATTGCATACGGTCTTTGTTAGGTATTTTATTACCCTTCTCATCGTATTTTTCCCAAGTATACCAAGACATACCATTATTTCTATATGATGAAATAACATCATTTAATTCTGCTGGTCTACCATTAGCATCTGCCATTTTACGTGTCTCCTAATCTAATAAAACTACACCAACTTTGAGTTGATGAACTAGAGCCAGTAACTTTAGCTCCATTAGTTTCTTCGCAAGAACCTTGAAATCTAACTTGATGATTTGTTGTATCTGTAACATCAAAAATTTCTGAACTAACACTACCCATTTGATAATAAGTTCCAGAATCTCTTGCTGCTGAACCACTAACATTTGTAACATCTTGGGTATTTGACCAAGCATCAGCAGTAAATTGCATTGATACTCCAAAATATTTGTTAGTTGTAGTCATTGAAAAACTAAACATACATTGAACTAACCATATTCCAGTAGCACCTATAGTAAATGTACCTGATGATTCAGATACCGATGAGCCAATAGTTGCCGATGAAGTTTCATCAATAGCTTCCCAGCTTGCTATTAAAGTATTTGATCCAGATGTAACAACTGTATCACCAGTTGTTCTAAAATTTTGTGCACCAGTAATTCCACCACCCTTAATTAAAGAGTAGTCTATTCTTTTAAGAACGCCTGCATCTGAGACAAGGAATTCGTCAGTGTCTGCCGGTTCGCTAGCAAGAGCTGTGTCTCCTGAAATTATATCTTGTGCTAATTTAGCATTTGATACTATTCCATCTGTAATATCACTAGCAGTTAAAGCTACTACTGCCGGCTGTTTACCAATATAACTCATCTTACGTTATCTCCATTATCGACAATGTTCCTGAAACTTTATCCGCAACTGAGCAATCTATTTTAATTTCGTCTGTTGCCTCTAAAACAACTTTACCACCAGATAAAAGTTCTAATGAACTTCCGGCGGGGATTGTTACATCTTTAACTAAAAAAGCTGTTCCATTGGTTACATTGTTTGCACCACCTCTGCTGCCTGTATCACTAACAAGTTCTACTTCAACAGTAACTGCTGAACTATGAATATTAGTTAAGATCAAACCTAGCACCACTGTTGTGGTTGATCCAGCAACCGTATACATTTTGTATGGGGTGCCGGCACTAGCGGGTTCTGCTGCAAAAGTCACTACTTTGAACGTGTTGGCCATATATCCTCCTAAAAATTACCCTTATATACTATCCCAAGGCGATTGCAAGCGCAGTGGGGTCCTCTATTGTTGTATGTTCAGTTCCATTTAAATCCAATACATCACAGTGTAATGTACCATCAAAATATCCGTCTTTAAATTCTAAAGATGAAGTACCAATATCATATGTATTATCAGTGCCTGGTATAAAATGTCCTGCACTTGTAATACTTAATTTTTTTGTAGCTGCTTCAGAAGCACCTGTCATAAAATCTATACTTGAAGCGTTTGAAGAAGAACTGTGATCCCCTTCTGCTCTTGCTTGAATTGCTGCTGAAATTAATACAGCGTCTGTTCCTTGTGACTCATCTGGTGCTTGGAAAGCTATTTTACCAATAACATCATCTTGAGCTAAATCAGTTTCCCCTGTTTGTAATGTTAAAACAATAGGTTTATCATCAGCTGTAGCTGTATGTTTTAATTTTAATCCAACGTCAGCTTCGTGTGTAAGTGTTATTTCTTGGTCATCACCAAATTTTAAAACTGCTGAATCTGAATCTAAAACTACGTCGTCCCCAATCCATACGTCTTTAGCAACACCTAAACCACCTGCTAATGTTAAAGCTGCAGTTCCTGTTGCACTTGCTTCTGTTGTTGCAGAAAGAGAAACAACTCCTGCTGAACTAATTGCTATAGCATCTTTATCAGAGGCAGATCCAATATTACCAGCATCTGCAATAACTACTCCTGCATTGAATATAGCTTCCCCTGCAGCTGACATATCTAAAGTTAAAGCTGTAATATCTGAACTACTATCTGTACCTTTAAATATAATATCTGTGTCACCAGCTTGCGCATCAATTGTAATATTTCCTGTGGAAGTTGCAATTGTTACAGCTGCATCTCCTGTAGAAATATCATCTGCTGCAGTAGCCGTACTAGATGCTGCCCAACTTAAAGTTCCTGATCCATCAGTTTGTAATTGTTGACCACTTGATCCATCGGCCGTAGGTAAAACCCAAATTTGATTTCCTGATAATGCTGGTGCTTCGAAACCAACATAATTTGATCCTTCATAGAATCTTAATTCTGTATTAGATGCTACTAAATTTAAATTACCTGCAGAACTAATAGTTACTTTTTCAGTAGCAGCTTCTGATGCTCCTGTTTTAAAACTTAATTTTGTAGCATTATTAGAAGAACTAAAGTCTCCTTCTGATACTGCTTCAATTCCTGCTGCAACTAAAATAGCATCTGTTCCTGCACCTTCATCTGGCGCTTGGAAAAATATAGAGCCTAAAACATCATCTGCTGCAATATCAGTATCGCCAGCTTGAAATGTTAAAGAAGGTTCTTTACCATCAGCCGTTCCAACATGTTTTAAAATTAAACCATCATCAGCAGCATGTGTTAATGTAATTTCTTGATCATCACCAAAATAAATTACACCTCCATCTGCTAAATATAAATCTGACCACTCTAGAGAAGCTGATCCTATAGTTGCACCATCAGATGCATCAGGAACAACTGCTGTTGAAGCTGTTATAGTTGTTGCTTCAAAAGTTCCAGATCCAGTTACATTTGCTCCACTAAAAGTTAAAGCTGTTGTTGTACCAGATTTAAGTATTAAATTTCCTGAACTGTTTGTTGCACTACCAAATGTTGTGCCACCATCTACAAAAAATACATCTCCTCCATCTGCATCTAATTTAATATCTGCAGGTGAATCTATTGTAATATCACCAGTAACACCTGTAAGAGTATTAGTGGATATACCAGTATCAACCATATTTGGATTAGTTGCATGATCAGCTGCAGCATAAACAAGTTTTGTTCCTTTATCAGTAGCAGCCCAAGCAACAGTGCTTCCTGATCCAGTTACATATTTAAATGTAAGGGTATAAGCACCTGATGTACCATTAACTAAAATATACATCTGTTGAACATCTAAAGGAACAGTTACTGTAGTGTTTGCACTAATTGTTCCAGTAAATTTTATAATTCTGTGTGCAAGAGTTGCACCTGTTGATCCATCAGAAACAGATAATGTAGTTGGAGTTGATGTTACTGATTGTTCGACATAACCACCAGCTAATTGTTCTACAATTTGTAAATTGGTATTGGTAGTTGTCCCCCATGTACCGGCGTTTTCGCCAGTTGTCATTAGTTCTGTACCAAGACCTGTATAACTTGATGCCATTTATTCTCCTATGCGCTTCCTACAAATACTTCTAAATCAACTGAGTCTGTATCTGCATCTGCTGTAATATCTACTAAATCATTTAATGATACTGTTAATGCAGAACCTCCTGCATGCATAGTATCTACAACTCCACCACTATTATCACCAGGATAAATAAAAGAATGTCCAGCGTCTACTTTAATTGCAAACTCTGTACTGTCTTCATCTCTAAATGTTAATGTAACGTGATTTGTTGAATCTAAATTTGTAATTCTAATATACCTAACATCGTCTTCATCGAATTGACCTGCTAAATAACTTTTTGATAAATCTGTTGAAGAAGCTGTAGCAAAACCTAA